GAGTGCCCCAGAGAAGAAAACGTATCGCTCTTGTCGTGGATTTTGCAGGTGGACGTGCCGGAGAAATACTATTTGAGCGCGAAAGCTTGCCGGGGCATCCTGACCAGAGCATCCCGACGTGGCAAGAAGCTACAAGAACTGCTGGAAACCGCCCTGCTGGAAATGATCGAATGGTGGGCCAGCAGGGGGGGCAAGCCTACACCTTGAAAATCCGGTCAGGCTGTGCCGGGGGCGGCAAAGGTGCACTGGTGCAGACCGAAAAAACAGGAACACTTTCGACGCTACAGGATCAGACCCTTTTTCAGCCGGTCTATTGCCTAGCAGGAAACATTATTGATCGCTCTGAAACGGCCGGCGCAAATGGTTCCGGCGTGAAGGAAAACCAGAGCTACACGTTGAACACTGTTGACCGCCCGGCAGTAGCGTATAAGGTCTTTGATGCACGGGGAAACGGTGATGGCAAGACAGTGCCGACCATTACCGGGGACCACGAAAGCAGAGTGACGGACTATACCGCTATCCTGACGGCGAGCTATGGCGTTGGGAATGGGCAAACGAATGTTTCCGCAAGCAAAGAAACATCCGGCACGTTGACCACAATGCACGACCCACAGGCGGTAGCTTTGGAGTATCGACGCGGACGGCTATGCGCTGGCTTTACCTATAAAGCAGGAGCAAAGGCGAACGGAATTGGATACGAAGTGGAAAAAATGGGCACATTGTACGCGGAAAGACACGACGCAGCGGTGATAGAAAAGACGATACAATGGATCGTGCGCAGGCTAACCCCGACAGAGTGCGAGCGCCTGCAAGGATACCCGGACGGGTGGACGGACATTGGAGAATGGACGGACACCAAAGGGAAAAAGCACAAGGCGGCAGACAGCCCGCGTTATAAGGCACTGGGAAACAGCATCGCGCTTCCGCAATGGTTCTGGATCGCCCAGAAAATGAAGCAATACCTTCCGGCGGGCGCAACGCTGGGTAGCTTGTTTGACGGAATCGGTGGCTTTCCTCTAGTGTGGGAGACTACATACGGGAAAGGCACGGCACGCTGGGCAAGTGAAATAGAAGAGTTTCCAATCGCGGTGACGAAAAGGAGGTTTGGAAATGACAGCGAAAACAAAGGCGATTCTGGTACTGTTCTTTGCGGCGGAAATTGTCAATGCCACAAAAGTTGCGGTGATGCAGAGACGCATTGATGATCTGGAAGGGCAGCGTATTATCTATTCCGCCCGTCTGGCAAACTGGCAGGACAGAGCAATTCAGGATGAAGAAGTTATCGACCAGTTACAGACTGCCGCCAATGAAAATGCCCTGCCGGATGGACTGACAAAGGAATATGCCGGGGAATTTCTGTGTACGGCGTACTGCACAGAAGAATACCCGCACATTTGCGGCACCGGCGACGGCATCACCGCCAGCGGCGCACCGGTGACGGCGGGGCTGACCGTTGCGGCAGACGAAAGCCTGCCATTTGGAACGGTTCTGTACATAGAAGGCATTGGCGTGCGCGTTGTGCAGGATCGCGGTGCAGCTATTCAGGGCAACAAGCTGGACGTGGCTGTTTCTGGCAACCATGAGGATGCGATGAACTGGGATGGATACGGTGAACACCGGGTCTGGATCATAATGGGGGAGTAGAATGCGCGAAGGGATTGAACGCAAATCCTGTCCGGTTTGCGGTGGACAAATCGTAGTGTCAGATTTTTGGATGTTTTCTTATGACCGGTTACTTGGTAAGCATGGAAAACTTCTAAAGAAAAGGACGAGAAGCATATCGGGTCCGATGGGATGTCAGACAGCGTGCTGTCTGGATTGCAAAGAAGCGTGGAATGCCGACGAGTTCATGATAGACGAAGAAGATCGATTTGTGGACTTCAAAGATAGGGGAAATGGCTAAAAACATGGATCATAAAGTAAAAATCGGAAAGATAGAAGCGACCGGAATTTTCGCGGCGCTGGTGATCGCGGCAGCTGTTCTCTGGCTGGTGGCGGCTGTGCTTGTCCCGGCGGCGCTGGTGAAATTCTGCTGGCTGTATTTGATGAGGTAAAAAAAATGAATTGCGATATTTGCAGAGCAAGGGAACGATGTGTACTGTATGTGCAGCCGGGATCGTTCATGTGCGCACTCTATCGGTTGCAACAGAGTTTAGAGGGAGAAGGCCAACCGCAACCTAAGCCGACGTTTTGCCCGTATTGCGGGAAACCGCTAAAAATCATTGGCGCGGAACGCTTTTGCACAAATATGGAATGCGTGAACAGATACCAGCCTACGGGGAAATGAGCGTAGACAAAGCGTGGAGCCGCCCGGCGCGGCGGCTTCTTTTTATATGAGCATGGGAAAGGCCCCGCCCGGTTCAAGCCCGGAAATGCCCACCGACAGAAAAAATAAATAGAAGGGAGCAAACGATGGCAAAGTTCAGTATCATGCTGTTTGGCATTGACAGCTATACGAAGGAAAATTTGTATCTGCCGTATAAGTTGGAAGCAAAAAATGCGAATGCAGCAGTCCGCGAAGCAAGGAAACACGCAAAGAGTGCCTACCCTGAGTTCATCGAAGATGGAGAGCCGGACGTGGAGGTGGTGAAAAGATGAAACTTTCTGCACTGGCTGCCCAGATCAAGAACTGCGGTCATTGCGAGGTAATCAACAACGGCGGCAGAATTTTTATCGGCACAGGGAGCGCCTTTTACTGCATGGATGGCTACCCAAGAACACAGGACGCGGGAGAGCTGGGCGCTATGCTGGGCATTCCGCAGAAGAAGATGAAGAACATCTTCTACCATGAAGAATACACCATCGACGGAAAACTGTACGGCGTGAGGTGGGATGACGAGCCGGAACATGAAGGAACCACCTCTGAAATCAAGACGCGGATCGTTATCAACGGAGAAGAACTTATCGCGTTGCGAAATCCTGACGGCAGCGTCGGGTTCATTCGGTCAGAACTGCTGAAACCGGTGGAAGGCGAGCTGAACAAGGAATTTGCGCAGATTTGTGTACGCCCCGCCAATCAGGGGCAACGGTTCATCTATGCCGTGAAGGACGGCATGATCCTTCGGGCACTGATTGCGCCTATGAATATCAAGGACAACGTGGCGGATGATCTGGACGAAATCATAGCGGAGCTGATGTCCAGACGACAAAAACAAATCATCGAAAAGATGCACGATGACTTGCAGGACTTGGCCGACCAGGAAGCGGCTGAGAAAACCGCACAAGTTAAAAATCGGGAGGAAAAATAATGGATGCTGTAGAAAAAGATGTCCGTTTGCTGGTCAAAAAGGAGCTGAGAGCCGCAAACCAGAATTTTCCGATGTTCCATAGCGCACATGAAGGGTGGGCTGTGATCCGGGAGGAAATGAGCGAAGCGGAAGTGGAACGCTATCTGCTGGACAGGTGGATTGAAGAACGCCTGTGGAACGAAGTTAAGGGCGATTTGCAAATCCCGAAAGAAGACCTGAAGGAAATGCAGTACCGCGCCGTCCACATGGCGGTTGAAGCAATCCAGCTGGCGGCGATGATCTGCAAGCTGGAACGGAGTCAGCGCCGGTGGCCGAAAAAGATGGAACAACTTTTCTAAAGAAAGGCGGAAAGAATCATGAACTTGACCAAAGAAACCATCGAAAAGGCAGTTAGCTGGTGGGCTGGAAAACTAATTGACAGCCAGCCGCACAGCAACGGAGATTTGGGCTTTAGCTCCGTTGTGGAATGCTTCCTTGCGGATGCGGCAAGACAGGATGTCACACTGGACCAGCTGAACGTATTCAAAAAAGCTCTGGGAAAGCGGATTGAAGAAGCCGCGAAAGAGAACGTTCTTAGCGTTGTTATGGAGTGCGACTACAGACCATGCAGAATTTTGGCAGAATCCGCAGATGAAGCCGGGATCAGTACGGCGAACTTTCCGTTCAAAACAGCAATGTTTCTTTCTGAAAAAGAGGGCGCTGTAGTGAAAGATGGATATGGTGCATCCTGGGTCAGGATTTGAGGTGGCGGCATGGACAAGAAAAAAGACACACCGGCGGAAGTTGAAACCGTCACGGTGACAATGAGCCGCCCGGTGGCGGAAGCTGTGCAGGCTGCTTGCGAGATGTATCTGCGCCTGCACATGGGCCAGTTTAATGATCTTGCGGAAGACCTCTGCATGGCGAAGCACTATGCCGATATGGATGCAAAGCGATTCAAAAACGCAGAGGACGAAAAAGAAGATTTTTACCGGGCACTGGAAAATCGGAACATGATGCAGGACGACATGGATAGAGCTTATCAGATGTTTGCCTGTCACC